GTTACCTTTTCGTTACTTTTAGGCATTTTACGGTAACCATTAAGCCTCTCAGCCCTTGGTACTAGACGTTTATCAATTTCATATTCTGTTATATCATAAGTAACTCTTATTAAGAAATTTATGCTGTAATATCTTAGTTTATGTATCACAGGGAGTGTACAGTAAGGGTTTCTCCTTTTTATCATTGTAACATCTTTAGCTTGTTTCATCCCCTTTATTCTGATTACGTTACCTAAATGTTACCCAAACGGGTATGCTTAGAATAATTAATATTATCTCATAGCAGGAAAAACCCCATAGTGCATAGAACTGAATAACTGTTTTAGCAAATTATGAGAGGACTTGAATGAATGAAAAAGATACTGTATTTATTGTCTATCGGCCTTATGGTCTCGTTACTAGGATGTGGAACTACAGTTAATGCTCCTGAATCGACAACCCCCGTAGTAGATCAAGTAGCAAAGCAAGAAGCAGACGGCAAGAAGGCAATTGACGACCTAAGAACAAATGCGGTCAAGGCGGACTTTGTTGAAATTAACGGGCACTATGATCAAGTTAAGCATAAAGCTGTATTCGCAGAAGGCAAAGTTTCAGCCGTCAGCAATAGTGGAATACCAAGCTTCTTATTAAGTCAAAAAGAAGGATCTGGCTGGGGTATATATTACATAGTCAATACATCTAGTATAGTTGATTTAAAGAGTGGAGATACAGTTAAGGTATATGGCTATGTGTCTGACACCAAACTAACCCCAGCAGCCTGTGATGGTCCTGTAATATGGTGTTCTATTGTGGAAAAGAAATAGGCCATCCACGCAAAAAAAAAAGACCGATAACACGTTGAATGCCTAAAGGGTATTTATAATCAAATTTTAAAGGAGTGGAATGAGAAATGTTAGCAAATTGTAAATCTTGTGGTAAGGAGATCGGTAAAGGTGTAAAGAAATGTGTCCATTGTGGAACTGATCAGAGGAACTTTTTTAGCAGACACAAAATAATAACTGGCATACTCGCACTCGTTATTATTGGTGGTATCGGATCGGCTATGGGTAGTGGGGGGGAATCTAGCCCTGCTCAAGCACCAGCAATAACTACGGCGCCAGCTGCATCGAGCGTCGCCACGCAACAGCCGAAAGCAGCCCCCGTGGTGGTAACAGCGGATAAACTTGTTGAAGACTTGAAGGGCAACGCATTAAATGCCAGTGAAGCTTATAAGGGTAAATACGTTGAAGTGACTGGTCAATTATCAAGCATCGACAGCAATGGGAAATATTTTTCGATTGCTCCCATGAACGACGATCTTTCCTTTACTACTATTTTGTGTAACATTACTCAGGAACAAAAAGCTACTGTATCAAAATTTACGAGTAAGCAGAAACTTACCGTAACGGGAACCATAACTGATGTTGGAGAAATGTTAGGTTACACTATAAAGGTTGAAAGTATTAAATAAAATTAGAAGGAGAGATTTGAAATGAAAAAAGCAGGTGGAATCATTTCTCTAGTCGCAGGTATCTTCGGTATCATCTGAGGATATTGGGAAGACAAAATTGATCAAAAAATAAAAAACATAAGCACTAGGAGGAATTGAAAATGACAAAGATCGCAGAAGTAAAAGCTATGGTAGAGGCAGGTAAAGCTAAACTCGTCCCGGGTTTAGTGCAGGAAGCACTTGATGAAGGAAACGCAGCGGGAGATATTCTCCAGGGTATGGTCGAATCTATGGGTGTCGTAGGAGACAAATTCTCTGTAGGAGAGGTTTTCGTACCTGAAATGCTGATGGCCGCTAAAGCTATGTCCAAGGGCGTTGATGTACTCAAACCTCTTCTCACAGAGACCAGTACTTCTTATTTAGGCACATGCATTATCGGTACAGTTCAAGGCGATCTTCATGACATCGGCAAAAATCTCGTTGCCATGATGATCGAAAGTGCTGGATTTAAAGTGGTAGACCTTGGCGTAGATATTTCTACAGAAAAATTTATTAAGGCCATTAAAGAACATGAAAATGTAACCATAGTGGCATGCTCAGGGCTTCTTACGACAACCTTGCCGTCAATGAAGGAAACCGTTCAAGCGCTTAAAGCGAGCGGATTAACAGGGTTCAAGATCATTGTCGGTGGTGCGCCTGTATCCCAAGAGATGGCGGATGAAATCGGAGCAGACGGTTTTGCTCCTGATGCGGGGAGTGCCGCAGTAAAAGCTAAAGAATTGGTAAGCGCTTAATCGCCAGATTGGTTTAGTGCTTAAAAACTTAGAACTAAATAAAAGGAGGCCATAAATGATGTTAACGAAGAGGCAAAATTTAATGGAAACGATCAAAGGTGGTAATCCAGATCGATTTGTAAATCAGTACGAATTTATGGACATAATACTAGAAGTTCCAGTCAAGCTTATGTGCGACCCCGGTAAGGAGTTCAAAAATAATTGGGGAATTACCTTCAGATGGCCAGAAGGTCAGCTTGGTCAGTTCCCTGTACATGACGAAGAACACAAAGTATTAAAGGATATTACAGATTGGAAAAAATACGTGAAAGCGCCTGTAATTGATAATTCTGATGAGGCATGGGCTGCAGCTATCGCGCATGCTAATTCAATCAATCGCACTGAACAATTTGTAACTGCGATAGCTCTACCTGGTGTCTTTGAAATGTGTCATCACCTTATGAGTATGGAAGATGCATTAATGGCTCTCTGTGAAGAACCTGAAGCAATGCATGAGCTTATTGATTATCTTACGGAAGCTGAGATAAGCTATGCGAGAATTCTGATCGATCGTCTGCATCCGGATGCACTTTTCCATCATGACGACTGGGGCAGCCAAAAATCTTCCTTCATTTCACCGGCAATGTTTGAAGAGTTCTATTTACCAGCTTATAAGAAAATCTATGGATTCTACAAAGCCAACGGTGTCGAGTTGATCGTGCATCACAGCGATTCCTATGCGGCTAACCTGGTTCCCTACATGATTGAAATGGGAGTAGATATTTGGCAGGGTGTTATGACTACTAACAACACTCCCGAACTGATCAAGAAATACGGCGGCCAAATCAGCTTTATGGGGGATATCGACAGCGGCGTCGTCGATATCCCGGCATGGACTCCTGAAATCATGGCCAAAGAAGTAGAGAGGGCCTGCAAAAATTGCGGGAAATTATACTTTATTCCTAATTTAACTCAAGGTTTGAATTTCAGTTCCTTCCCCGGTGTATATGAATGCGCCAGTGAAGCAATCGACAAAATGAGTAAAGGAAAATATTGAAATGCTTGTGTTAATGGCAGATGGAACCTACACCTTGTATGTTCATCAAAAAACTGATGGTACTTGGCTGAAAGTTACAATCAATCATAAGGCCGCAATTTAACTTCTATCCCATAACCAATTAGCAAACCAAGCAGAGAGTCCTTGTGCTAAAAGTGCAGGGGCTCTCTAATTATTAGAATAAAAAAAGCCCCCACCTTTCGGCGAGAGCGAGGGGAAATTCACTTACACTCATATGTTATACCACACTTTTAGGTAATAACAAGTCCCTACTGAATAAAAGGCAGGAAAAGGTTGTGACAATTTGTCAGATTGCATGTTAAGGATTTATGTATAGTATGCCCAATAAACCAAAAAAGCCCGACTAAATTAATAGCCGGGCTTTTTGTCATGTCCTTAGAATAAAGCTATTATTAACGAGTCTTTATCACATCCAGTTACAAGGAATTTTTGCCCTTCAAGGAAATCCTTTAATCTCACATTAAGAATATCAACCCAGTAGTTCGATTTGCTATTGTCTTTAAAGTTAATCTCAATTATGGGGAGACGTTTTTCCGTATTGTCTAGCATCATAGCAGTTCCGTGACGCAGTTCCACTGTTAACATATTAAAATCTTTTATAAGTAGCATTGTTACAAAGTCTAGAGTCTCAGAAGGAGTTTTCAATATTTTTTCGCCCTTTCAATAATGTTAAGTAGACTTTTTCTTTTTTCGCCTTGAGCCTTGTTTATTTACTGGAAAGAAGAAATCTAGGACATCCAGCCCTGCGTTAATAACTAAAACGCCTATTGCGACATTGAAGTAAATCTGAAGGTACTGCGGTGTCGGAAATGCTCCTAATATACCATTTTGGACGTTAACTGTGTATAAACCCACACAGTCATTTTGGAGATACTTCACAAGCCACCTGTTAGCGTCTTCCGCTTGCTACTGAGGTCTGCCATATCGGCAGACCTCTTAAACAGTTTTTATCACTAGCCGAAATTCTGTCTTAACTTTGTTGAAGCTTCCCCAGCATCTGAAGTCAAATGTCCTTCCTATAGGGACACTAGCCACATGTTAAGCCTAAATGTTCAGTTATTTCCTTTAAAATACCACTATTCCAACGAAATGTACACCCTATGAAGACATTTAAAATACACTTTATTAAAATATTGTGTTTTTACTTATCTCCATATCACCTCAAACTAATGCAAATTCATTGACATATTAGATCGCTACGCTTATAATTCTCTTTGTTGGGAAAAGGGAGTCTGATGGTCTTAAAGGACTGAAAATCCTCGTGTCGGCGGTTCGATTCCGTCCTGAGGCACCATTTTAGACTTTAGTAAAACGCTCATATATTAAGGTTTCTGATAATTTCCTTCTTGGGAAAAAATCAGAACTTTTTTGTGGTCTTAGAGAGAAGACCCGTATCGCAGTTTCAATCATAAACTGCGATACGGGTCTTTAATAGCGAAAAATAACACCTTATAGAGTTCCTATTTAGATAATGATTTCTTTTCCTTCTTTAAGCAACTTAGCGAATTCAGCGGTTGCTGTGAAAAGTACGTCTGTGGATGAGTTCAGTGCCGTTTCGCAAGAGTCTTGTAAAACACCTACGATAAAGCCTACACCAACGACCTGCATAGCAATCTCATTGGGGATCCCGAATAAGCTACACGCTAGAGGAATCAGTAATAGCGAACCACCAGCTACGCCTGAAGCACCACAAGCGCATACAGCCGACAATACACTGAGGATTAATGCCGTCGCTATATCCACTTGAATACCAAGCGTGTGAACCGCTGCAAGGGTCATCACAGAAATGGTAACAGCTGCACCCGCCATATTAATGGTGGCGCCTAATGGAATGGATACCGAATACGTATCCTTATCTAACCCTAGATTTTCACACAAGGTCATATTTACAGGAATGTTTGCAGCAGAGCTACGTGTAAAGAAAGCTGTAATGCCACTTTCCTTTAAGCACTTAAACACTAGTGGGTATGGGTTTTTACGAATATTTACGTACACAATGATTGGATTGACAACTAGAGCTACAAAGACCATGCAACCAAGCAGAAGGGCTAGTAATTGTCCATAGCTGAGTAAAGCACCGATTCCATTGGTAGCAATAGCATCAAATACGAGACCCATGATGCCTAATGGCGCTAATTTTATGACCCATCTGACCATCGAGGTGACTGCATCGGAAAAATTAGAAATCATTAATTTTGTAGAATCAGCCGCATTTTTTAAAGCAAAGCCAAGAAGTAATGCCCAGGACAATATACCGATATAGTTAGCATTAAAAAGTGCTTTGACTGGGTTATCAACAACATTCATCAGTAATGCTTTAAGAACCTCTACCACACCTCCAGGAGGCGTCACATTCTCAGCGCCCGCTGCAAGGGTTAAGGTTACCGGGAAAATAAAGCTTGCAACAACCGCCACGAGTCCAGCCAAGAAGGTTCCTAAAAGATAAAGAACGATAATGGATTTCATATTGGTTTGATGACCACTCTTGTGTTGAGAGATGGCCGACATGACCAAGAAGAAGACCAATATAGGCGCAATCGCTTTCAAAGCACCTACAAATAAAGTACCAAAAATTGCGATCGGTTTTGCTACGTCTGGAATCGTTACAGCCAAGATAATTCCAATGATCAAACCTATAATTATTTGTTTCACGAGGCTCAATTGATTCCACTTGTTCATTAGATTTTTCATAATCAATTTTCCTCCTCTAGTTTAAGATTAGAAACGAAACAGCATTAGCCAATTCCCTAGCAGTAGAATAATTACAATAACTGGAACCATATGTAATGTCAATCGGCTCCATGGCAGACCCTTTACTATAGAGTTAATGCCATCTACCCAAGGATTCGAATTGCCGTCTGGCAACTCCGGTGGAGTTTCAGGCAGCATTGTGTTCCCTCCTAAAATAGTACCTTATACCAATCATAAAAAGGAAAGCTATTGAAAGCGGTAACAGAATTATTGCCGTACCCTGGTCATACAAAGGAAATATAAACGAGGATATTACAGCGCTAGCAGTAATGATAAATCCAACTATGCCAAGGAAACCATAGACGATTGCAAGCACAACGTGATTTTTATGTTCCACGATCGCTTCCCCCTCCACATCGTTTATATCACCATTATATGTCTTGGGTAGAGAAAATGCCACATATTTATTCCCGTCGTCCTTGAAGTGTGCTATAACTTCTATTGGTGTCATTTGGATTTTCATTGGTGTTGTGCTCCCTTTGGTGACCGATTTTCAGAAAACCAGGCTAAACCTTGATTTCCTGAACTTTCTCATAAGCATCCATGTTAATTAGAGTTTTGATTTTTCCTCCTTGGCCTTGATCAATGCGTAAATATTTTAACATTTGTACTAGATATGTACCTTTTAACCGATTTCTTTCATCGGGGTCTAAATTACGTTTACCAAAATTTAAAAAGCCGTTTGAAGAATAGAATTCAATAAGGTACGGGACATCTTCACATTCTAAATAAACGATTCTGCCGCCAAGATCAGATTGAATTTGTTTTACTTTATTGATAGCCATGGCTAGTAGCTCATCACCGGTAATTAGGGTGTTATAATCATTTGTGTAGTTTTTCCCTAATTGAGCGATTAAAGGAGTGCCCAAACTATACCCATTTTCCTCCCGCGTTCCAAATTTTGAGACGCGCTTTTTCAATGTTTGGCTTAAAAGCTTTTTTGGTATAAAAATAAATTTATTGGCCAGCGAAAAATAGCCGATAAGTACAGGCTTGTCCTTATATGACGTAAAAACTAAATGGGTTGCAGCTATTCCCTGCTTTGAAAACTCTATAGCCTTATCACGCAAGAAATACTCTAAATCCTCATTATGCGGACACATATAATTGGAGAGGATATTTTTTAATTTATCCTCTCCAAGTTCTTGGAGCATGTCACTTATATTAATTAGGCTGTATCCAGACATTTTCAATCTCCAAACATCTTTTTTAGGATATCGCCTCTTAATTCTTGAATTCGCTTTGAAAGAACAACATCCTTGCTGGATTTCTTTTCTGCGTTTTCAAGGGCAGCAACAAAATTACGGCAATATCCTGTATTCTTAACCCGCATTTCTTTATAGATGCTATTTGTTGCCATATTATTATTACCCCTTTCAAAGGTTCTTGATATGGTATAGTATAATCAATACACCAATGAATATTACCTGTTTACAGGCAATTATAGCATAAATTTTCTATAAAAGCATAGAAATCTAGGCAAAAACGTCAAATATATAGCTCAAAGTAAGCGTTATACTATATCTAGTGGTAAACTCAAGTGGAAGCGTTAGATATAGATATGCCTTGTCAAACTCAATAATAAACGAATGGCCAAATACATCCGATAAACACAAAACGCCCTCAGCAAATTAATGCTGAGGGCGTTTGCTATGCACTTATTTAATTGTCTTAACGATTATCTTAGATGCTCTGATCCGGCCATAGGCCGCCATTAAACCACCCACGGCACTACCACCAACCATAATATATTCTACGATCTCCTTTTGCGTCTGAATATCAATAGTGAATCCAAATATCCCAGCTACGGCCGCAAGAACAGTTATGATTGCACCCCATAAAGTTAATGATTGCCACCATACTTTTGTTTCATCCATAATATTTTCCTCCTTCTATTTGTTAATTAATTCTATTGCCTGATTGAGAAGGTCCACGGCTAGAGCGTCGTTATCCACGACAGGTACAACCACCACTGGCTTATAATACTCAAAAACTGTTTGACCATCGTTACGTTGAACCATTCCCTTGATATATGGTCCTGCATCTACGGAATTCTTAACTTGTGCAATGGCCTTCTCTTGATCAGCTATCGCCATGATCTGCTTGTTGTCTAGGATGATCCGATACATCACAGAGGGCACAGGAGGGGGCGTGACGGGCACAACTACGACAGGTGGAACAACTACAACAGGAGTCTTTAAACGTGCTATCTCAGCATCTATAGCGGAAAGAAGTTGATCCCATGTTTTGCCGTGATTAGCGAGGAATTGTATCGGGTCAGTGTGGTTTGTTTCCTTGTATATTCCAGATATGCCACGATGAGAATAGACATTAGGACCAGTAGACCATCCACGTTTTACGCAAGCACTGGCTACTAGCCAAACGGTTCTATTCCACACTTCTTGAAACTTAGAAGCGTCACTTGGTTCACACATTTCGACCTGCAGGAATTTACTGTTGCCAGTTTGACCGCATCCCCAGCATTGTTCATTCTCTGGAATTGTCCGGATGATATATCCCCAGTCTACGAAATAATGCACACTAGCTTGACGATCCCCACCATTGAAGTAATCATGCTCATTTTGTGCCGTTGCGTTTGGCGTAGCTGTGCTATGCACGACAAACCCCTGAGGGATAAGCGATTTCTTAGACCGATTGAAGGATAGGAGCTGTTCCGATATTGGATATGTCATTGCTGAATACCTCCTAAAAGAATTTATCTTTGATCTTAGATCATCTACATCCCTTTGTAAATTACAGCAATTTACCTCTGATAAATGCAATGTCCGTCTTAATCGTACTGATATCATTCTTAATTACATCGATCTCTTCGCGTTGATTTTTTTGATTCTCTTCAAAATTCTTATTCTTTTCTTCTTGTTTTCCCTGTTTATTACCAATCTGAATAAAAAGCGTAATTAATCCTATAATAGTTATTGCTAATTGAAGCCATTGCATACTTGTGCCTAAATTACTCTCCATTTAACCCACTCCTTCCTCCCTTTTCCTCATAAAAAATAAGCCACTTGGCTTAAAAGATGGGCAAAGAAAAAAGACCATCCTAGTCCCTGCTTTGCCCTCTTAAATTAAACTATTGGTACGATCAAGTCTTGAAACCCATCAGTCATCAGCATTGCGTCAACACATTACCCGATCGCTGACCAACCAACCGTTACTATCAGAGCAACACTGCCGGAACCATTGATGTTGAAACCTGTGTTAGTGATACTAGAAGCATTTAACGTTACTTGTGAGGCTGTGGACATACCGTTTAGCTGTAATTGAACGTGTGGAACCTTTCCCGTTTTATAAGGAAGTGGAAAAACAATCGTGGCAATAGCTGTTAGATTTGTCAAAACGTTTAAGTTACCTGTTAGACCATCTTGGTACGTAACTCCCGTATTAAATCCTGTTTCACCATTAATGTGTGACCACAAATCATCATTAGGTTCAAACTTACCCGGAACACTACCTTGAACTAATTGGACCCCATCAACGTAAATCCAGTTACCATCAGGAGATTTAATTCTAATCCTAGCACCATTGACACCAGTTGCGGGCACTGTAATCAGAAATCCACTACGTTGCCATGCGGTGGTCGAAACAAAGTCTTGTGTCACTACAACGCCAGTTACTGTCCACCCACTGCTCCATGCAACTTCCAATCTTAGTTTAGATGCGGCTATAGAACGCCTACCAGTCCCTATCATTTGACGATGAGAAGCTGATAAGAAATAAGTTTGACCAGGAGCCAAATCGACTCCTTGACTATAGTGATTAGCAGAATTTACCACAGCCATACTTTGACCGCTTGACGCTTCCTTTTTCTCAAAAGTATGCCTTGAAGTATCCCAATGCGGAATCATTTTTGTGGTTTCAGCACTTCCACTCCATACATATGTGTTCCATCCAAACCAATTCCCACGCAATTCAGGATTATAGTCATAGTAGGTTAGATTAGGCGGTTGACCTAAGACATCAGCAGGATTTATATCATAATTCAATATTCCCTCAAAAGAGGAATCTGCTAAAAGATTCGGCAAAGAATACACAGTTGTTTTTAATGCTTGAGTACCAGGTTCTACGATGTAATAAGAACCACCATCTACCACTAAGCCAGTATTATCACCTGTAACAACCGTTGCACCTAGCGCATTTTTAATATTAAACACACCATTAACATTTGCTGATCCGCCAAGAATTAAAGTGCCCCCTGAGATGAAGTTCGCTGACAAAGTACCCGTTGTTATTTTACTAGCATCGATGGATCCAATAATTCCTGAAGCTGCTGTGATAGTTCCAACGGTCAGTTTATCTGCCGTGATCGTTCCTGCGGCTATCTTTGCTGCAGTGATGGTTAATGCCGCTATTTCATTTGCAGTGATAGTTGCCGCTGCAATCTCTCTCGCTGTGATTGCGTCTACGACAAGTTTATCACCTGTAATAGTGTTTGCAGCGATTAGAGTATTTGTGACTGCTAACAAAGCAATGTTCGCAGTTCCGATAGCACCCTCAGCTATCTGTACACCGTTAATTGTTCCAACTGTTATGTTGGCGGCATTAAGGTTCGTCACAGTGATAAGCGCCGCGTCGATAGTACCGGCAGTCAACTTATTAGCCGTCAAACTCACAACTTTTGCGTCAGTTATACTACCGTCAGCAATCTGAGTCGTACCAACGGCAGACGTTCCAATCAGTGCCGTCGTGATGGCCGCGGTTTGTATTTGGGCGGTTCCAACTGCCAAAAGACCGATATCTCCCGATACTACCACAAGTTTGTTTATTGATGCTCGGTCAATTTTGGCATTCTCGATGGCGGCGTTTCCTATTTGAGCTGCCGTCACAGCTAGGTTGGCAATCTTTGCGGTGCCAACTGCCAAGTCAGCAATGACAGCAGAGGTCACTTGCAATAGGCCGATCTTCGCCGTAGTTACCGCTAAGTCTTGTATTTTTGCGGTAGTTATGACGATATTAGTAATACTCGCGTTCGTAGCATTCAACTGAGTTATTGTTGCACTGTTAACTTCAAGCGTTCCTACTCTTGCATTGGTAGCATTTAAGTCTTCGGTGGTTACGGTACCCGCAGTTATAGTATCTATTCGGGCATCTACCGCATTGAGACTTGTTATAGTGGCTTTAGTAGCAATCAATGTACCAATATCAGCTATAGTGACATTTAGATCGCCAACATTAGCCATTGCAATGTAAGCATTGTTAAGGTTGCCTGCTACTGAGGACGCCACAACCGATCCAGCGGTATCTGTTGTCATTTCCACCGTATCCGTAGCGTCAGACATTCGCAAAATAATGTCTTCAAGACTTACAATACGATTGGCAATTTGGATAGTAGATCGTTCTGGCTCTTCTGGGTAGCGGTCAATTTTAACTATTCTTTGCTGTTCACGGATGTTTTTGCTCTCGCTTAGAAGGGTTATAAAATCACCTAGGCCGAAGTCGAGTATCCCCCACTCAGGGGAAACATTAGCAAGGTCGATAATACTTGCGGCATAGGCACGGGTGGGCTTGGACAGATAGGCGAGACGCTCTATGGCATCATCCTTTAAATCTTGAGCAACTGTATAACGGTTATCAACCCAATATCCAGTTATTATCTTGTTGCTGTATTGATAATTGGACACGTAGTTAACTCCGCCATTTGCAGCATTGACAGATGTGATATCAAGCCCGTCTTTGCCAACAGGGATAATGCGTGTAATGTAACCATTAGAGTTACCTTGCGACTGCAACTGTTTTAGGTTGAGTTGCTCGGCGAAATAGGTACCTCGGTCCGCACCTTGCTTTTGGTGGATTATGACAGTTTTTAAGATAGCGTTATAGGTTATCTCGCAAGTATAGGATTTTGTGATCTCCATCAATACGTCGTACGCCGAGCACTGAGCCTTTCGCACCGTGCGCAGTTTGGTAACGTCGCAATACCCAACTGTCCAACCAGTACCGGTCAAGGCGAGGTTTGCAGCATCCTCAGCCTTTTGCCCGACTGTTACAAAAGATGCAACGGTGTGTCCCTTAAGATCTTCCAGGTTAATTTTGCAGACAATCTGCGCCCATTCTATGCCATTTTCGGCGCTTTGAATGTTTATTTCCTTGATGACGTACTCGTCTACCCCGTCTTGGATATAACACTCAAAAGCTATTTGAGAATAATTAAGCCCGCCGACGGGGTAGGAGAAATGAAGCAAATCATCAATATTAATAGCTTGCTCCACGTGATAGTCTTTATAGTCAATCAAGGCGCCTATTTTGCCGTGATTAGTATTATATAATAACAACATTTAAACGCCCCCTCCCTTTGCAAATCACTCAGCAATCATGTAGTCAATTACCATTAAATCATTAGCAGACATTGAATAGTCGTTCAACGCTTCAATGGAAAACTGATGAATGTCTATCTCGTTTTCAATGGCTAGGAGTTCCCTGATGTCCTTGTTCCAGCCTTCCAAGCACTCAGGTTGGATGTTAATCTGACCATTTTCCTCTAGTGTCTTGCCGCCCTCATCCTTGATAGAGTATTTTTCAATCAGTTTAGCCCTCTCAGAGTTATAGATGACAAGCTCAGCATTCAGCTTTGTTATGTTTTTAGACAAAGCATATGAGACCTTCACTGGAAATTCTCTCTGGGATAGATCAGACAATTTACTTGAGCTGTTCAAGATTACCTCATTGGTTAGTTTCATTGTTAATCATTCTCCTCTTAAATAAATTTTGGTTTATAAGATACTTGCAAGTCAGCAGTGGAAATATTAATCCCCAAAATATTCGTCCCAGGTTGAAGTGAGGGGAAGGCCCACATATCAGCATCTGCAAACTTGTTGACAATGCCCGGAACAACCCCCGCGCTTTTGGAGTAGAAGCAGTTTAGAGTAGTCACTTGAAACCCAATAGTTGGTATGATATTCCAGATACCATCTGTGCCAATATGCTGTATCCAGATTATCTCGATTATATTCCAGCCTACTACTAAATTAAGAATAGCAGTAGCGGCGCCATTTAAAGACCATTTGGGACCAGTTTTTGTATATGCCAGCACTCCGTTTAAATAAATACCGCACCCATCATCGTGATAAAAATTAAAGGTGATAGTTTTAGGGGCTGCTACATATACCCCAGTCTTAAGATAACCTAAATAGTCATAGCCTATATTCATGAGCAGGTCAGTACCGTCCGCGATAAGTTGTTGAGAGTAAGAGGATCCTGGGGGGATAGTAGCGTATTTCGGAGCTATGTCTACAATTCCACTATCTGGATTAGCAAAATTAACGATATTGTACTTCCGGAAATTCCATTTATTCAAGCCGGCTTCCACGGTCAATGTCGTGTCAATATCAGCCTCTGTAACGGTGCACTTTTCTCCATCGATGGTGACCGGCGTGTTGGCATGGAGATTACTAATTATAATCGGATTTTTACTCAATCCTGTTAATGTTGCCGATATTGTGTCAATTGACGGTGTGATCGTTATCACTGCGGGGGTGGGGAGATTGCCGGGGACGGTTATGGTTTTACTTGTGACGTTGTTCATCGTCTCAGTAATTTCCGACTTATAAGCGTATCCTGATTGCCACTCAATGTTGAGTGCATAGATCTTGTGACTATTGCCGAGCCTCTTGTGATCTTTAGTATTGAGGATTGCGTCATAAATAAAAGCTGTGTCGTCAAACTGAATAGTGCATTTTTCAGCTTGCTTAATTAGATTACTAATCTTTTCTAGGATATCGTCATCATTATTGCCCTTTATCATTAACTCACAGGTAATGGCTTTATACTTTTCTTTTTGGCCCAGAGTGATAAAGCTTGGTGCGTTTCTAAGCCAATCTTGGTAGGTAATGACTTCGGCAGTTTGTATGTCCTTGTCCAATAGCGTCGCGCCGTAGTTATTTATATCAACACCGTTAATCAGCACGGAATCATAACCTCCTTTGGATGAGTTGCGCAGATCTGTTCATAAAATAATCCATGTCATCTTGGCCGCTAAATGCGTAGTTACCGTTGAAGTTAATAACCGTGGGGCGTTGTTGGCTGTTATTTAACACGCCCCTAGCGACTTCCTGAGCCGTTTTCAGTACCATGTCTTCGCTCGCTTCATGGTTGTAGATCTGAGATCCTCTCGGGAGGTTGTAGACTTCATATCCCCGTTCATGCATGGTCGTAAGGCCGCCCGGGAAGTTGTTATCCCCAGTGGCCCTTGAATAAGTTCCTCCACCTGAGTGGGCACCACCCTCTTTAACGTTAGGCGTTATTATCACCGGTCTTATGGGATTCCCGCTAAACCAAGCTTTTAGAGCTTCCCACTGTCTCTTTATGTGTCCATCACCTTCATCGAGCTTAGTCTTTACCTCGGCATTCTGTTTTCCCAACTCATCGACCACGGCATAGTGCATTTCCTGAGCTTTTGAAATAGACAGGGATCTTTTCCTTTCGGCCGCATCAATCAGCCTGGCTGCTTCATCGTCGGCTATAACCACGCCTTCAGATCTCTGTCGTGCTATAGAATTTACGACCCCTTGATACTCAGCATTGGCTTGGTTGATGGTTTCGTCCCTTTGCTTTGCACTAGCGGCGATTACGTCACTAGCTTGCTCAAGCGTTATGTTCTTTGCCTGGATATGTGCTCTTTCGAGAATTACGTCCTGCTCTGCAACGGATGCCGTTAATGCTCCGATTGCCTGCCTTTCCATATTTGCTTTTATCGCGGCAATTTGGTCAAGTTCTGCCTGCGTTGCTGACCTATTTGCGGCCGTAGCCTTCGCTGTTATATCCTTAATTTGCTGCAGGCCCTGATCCGTAACAAGATTACTTAAAGCGTTATTTTCCCTCATTTTAGCAAGAGTGTTCTGAGCATCGGCTGTATTTAGCGTGCCTTGATCCGTGTAAAATTTGGTGAGATTAGCTAAATCCTCGGTGTAATGCTTATCTCTGCCAGCTTTTATCTGTGTGCCCATGGTTTCAAAAGTTGTAACCATATCCTTTGCTATTGCCGCGGTGATCGTGGTGTTGTTCGCTTGCAATGATAAGAGACTAACCCCAACTTTAGTATTCAGGTCCATATATGCGGTTACAGCTTTTTCTGTGGCTTTGCTTACTTGGCCTCCAAAGAGATCCACTGCTGGAATAACCTTTTGATTGAGCGCTATTCCAACTCCTACCGCCGCCAGGCCAATTCCGGCTATTGCCAAGGTTACAGGGTTAAATAATAATGCCGCTGCTCCTGCGCTTGCTGCCGTTCCTGCTACGGCTGTGCCGACTCCTGCCGTTGCTACACTAGCTACTCCCGCCGCCGTGCTTGCTAGTCCAAGAAAGCTTGATATTGTTCCCAGTGCTGTAATTAGTGACCCAGCCACGATTAATACCGGTCCTACAACCGCTACAACTCCAGCTACGACAAGGATAGTTTTCTTCGTTCCCTCGCCGAGTTCTCCAAATCCTTTGGCCATTTCAGACAACTTAGTAATTAATGGCGTAACAACAGGCAATATATATTGACCAATATTCGCGCCTAGTTCTTTCATAGTTTCGCCGAATATCCGTGTTTGGTTTGCCGTCCCTTCGCTAGTTCGGGCAAAGTCACCTTGACTGTTTTTAGTCGCGTCCATAACAAAGGCATAACGAAGTGCAACCTTTTCAGCTTGGTTCATTTCCTCATAGGATTTCTTTTGACCGGTAGCTAGGGCAAACGCTTTCAAGGTGCTGTCCTGCATAATTATGCCAAGGCTTTTAAGACTTTCTCCTTCACCGGTAAAGATACCCTTCAATGCATCCTGAGCTTGATCTATCCCAATATTTTTAAACGATGCTAAATCTCCGGCTAATCCAACTAACCCGGTTGACATTTTGGACGCTTCGGCCGTTGATTGGCCCATTGCCGTTCCCATGTCACCAAACAGGGACGCCATTTCGAGCGCAGACCCCTGAGATATGCCAAACGATTGAAGCGTAGTCTTTGACCAGGATTTTACTTCCCCGGAATTTTTACCAAATGCAACATCGACTTTATTCATGTTTTCTGATAAGTCACTGGCCAGTTTTGCGGCTGCTACCCCGGCTCCCACGATTGGAGCCGTTAGCCCCATAGCCATTTTTTGACCAAGGCTACTCATTCCTGCGCCTACAGTTTTCATTCGTGTCCCGACAGAATCTAATGTTTGCCCCAGCCTAGTCCAACTGCTGTTTTGGATGGCTATGCTTCTCGTGTTAGCATCAAGCGTTCGTTCTAGGTTGTTTAGTTCGGCATTGGCCCTATTAACCGCTTGTTGCCATCCTTGAGTGACCCGGTGGTTCTCTCCATATCTTGCCGTGGCTTGTGCTAGGCCTGAATTTAATTGTACTAGTCGTTCTCTTTGTGTTTCGATCTGTCTATTTAAGACTCCGCTTTGAGCAGTTAGTGCGCGGCTACTTCTGTCGTTTCTATCGAATTGAGACGTTACTGCTGACATCTCAGTGCCTAATGTTCTAAAGCTGGTATTTAGTGCATTGATTGCCTGTCTGAACTGTGCCTCCCCTTCGATTCCAATTCTGGGGCCGATGTCATAAGCCATGTATTTTCCTCCTTTCCTTTACAGCCCAGCATCATCAAGAGCGTTAGATTGTTTGATAACTTTTTTATTGGCTTCATAACTCAATAAATCGAGGTAATAGAATATATCCATGGAATCGATCTGATCAAGCGTCCAGCCATCGGCTAATAACCCTAAGTATGTCTCTTTCATCCATTCGAGCATGGTTAACTTTGCGCCTTTTCCGTTACTTTTCGGGAAACGTATCAAGCCTATCAGACACACCGTTGGATATCCTGTCTAAAATATTTACTAAAGTTGGATACAGGAGTTCTGACTCAAGTCCATCGTAGAATTCGTCCCTTGTAAATTTGTTTTTATAGACTTCACAAGCGAAATCTGCAAGAATGTCCAAGGATTCAGGCGTAATATCATTAAAATTAACTTCTTTTTTTACTTCTAACGCTCTCCTTGCAAATCGCGCTTTTATTTTGTTGGTTACGAATGTTTTCGTCTCAACAACATCTTCACCGTCTTTATCCTGTCCGGTTATAAATTCTAGCTTTAATTCCATATATAATTCCTCCCTGAAATTCTTTAAATAAAAAGAGGGCGTCTCAGCCCTCTCTAATTAAACTGTGAAATTAACCACGTAATTAGTAGCAAGCGCAATCCCGGACGCGCTCTTGACGTTGGTGGTTGCAACGAGGATATAGGCTCCTACTGCCAAAGCGATAGTAGGATGTACTGTTACAATTGTGTTAAGGGCACTAATGGTCAATGTTGTAGCTACCGCAGCCCCATCAGCTTTCATAACAAACACATTAGCCGCAGTCATCGTCGAAGGCTGAATTGCCTTGTCGAATGTTAGCACTAAATCAGCCGCTGCCAGGACTCCTACTGCAGCGTCAATTGGAACACTTGTTACCGTTGGCGCGACTGCATCAAAAGGCCCGGTGCCCGGTACCGTTGCTAAGAAATCGGTCTCAGGGGTCGTGCCAGAATCACTATCAGACGTTTGCTTCCAATCTCCCGCTTTGTTTGCAATTGCGGTTCCTGTTGTCTTTGGAGTTTGGAATGAAACTTTGTCTTCCTGCGTTTTGGCTTCCTCAGAAATTTCCTCAAACTTCGCTTTCATTAGCCATACACAGCGGCTCTTTCCGTTAGCCTTTGTGCGCTCATACCCGATCGCCATGTAAGGTGCTATATCGCTCGCGTTGTAAACCATGACACCCGTTAAAGGGTCAAGGGTATGTCCAAAGAAATCGGCTTGGACTTCCAAGGGCATGTCTTGTGTTTCAAAATCTAGGGCAATATCGCCCAATGTGGTTGCTACTTCCACAACTTCATTGTTTGCATAAAGTTTTGCAGTATCGGACTTAGGAGCCACCTTGATATTAATCAGCGGTGGAGCCTCCTTTACTGCCCCGTAAGTTTCGAGAATCTCATCTGTCATGGTTGCATAGACTAATTTCTTAACGCCTGTTGATGCACTGTTTACGATTTCACCATCCATACTATTTACCTCCTATAAATTTAATCTTTGGATCTCTTGATCGATAACCTGGCCCATTTTCTCAACTGCCGTGTTCTTGGTTGCGTTTACTGCCGGTCTAACAAAGGGCCTTTTGCGCTGTCGGGAAGATCCACTCTCAAGTGTCCTAGCCTTCAACTGGTTCGGCACACCTTTGCTGTCATACCCATCAAATCCGACATGAGCGTTCCAATTACCGGAGGCATCTTTTGTAATTGGGGTAACGCCAAAAGAGGCTAACATTTCGCCTGTCGCCTCTTCCGATAAAACCCCTTGAAGATTGCTTTTAATCTTGTCGGCTATGATATTTGCGCCCTCGTAGATGGCTTTCTTGGCGATCTCCTCTGAATTTGTGGCAAGGCGTGAGAGGGCTAGTGCAAAATTATCCCCGGCCATCATGGTCATCCTAGCCAAATTGACCACACCCATTCATGGTGAATTATTTTTCGGTCTGGCTCGTACTGAACAGACTCAAGCCTGAATGATATTCCTGCGTTATTCAGAGCGTCCTGTATCTTCACGCAATTAGGATCGGCATCAATTAGGGTGAAGTAGTCAATGGTCCCAGTAATGGCCTGCGCTTGCATCCTGCTATTTGCCCATACCGCGTCCTGTTGTCCATCCTCAGACCACACAATATAAGGGCAGGCCATTCCTGTACCATCAAACTTACGGACTGAGCTTGTGACCGTTAGGAGGGCTGTCTTAATATCAGCTAATTGCATATGGTTCATCCCCCAAACGTTCTAAAGTGATGTCCATACTGGCTGGTTGTGCATCTTCAATATATTGTATTTGCATCACTTGATACTGCTGGCCGTCAATTAAGACTGCCACTAGAATATCGGTTGGTTTTTCGGACAACCCCCTAACCTCTGGACAGCGGATCACAAAGTCAACCTTGATGTTGTTTTGCATAGCCTGATAAAAACGATTTAACCCGACCGTGCGCTCTTTATAGCGTAGGGATTGCTTTAGCACTAGACCGTCTATTGGCATATCGCCAGGCAGAGCGACGTCGCCTACTTTGTAGATACTAACCACGCCATCAGGGTACGATTGGAATTTGACTCGCGACATACGCGTCAACCTCCCCACGTTGCTGAAGGGACAAGAGCATGGGCAAGTAATTAACCTCAAAGTCACTTAACGCGTTTGCCCTGGCGTAAAAGCAATAATCCATCAGCAAGGCGCGTGGCAAGTCTTCAATGGAATAGTCAAGGGGAACGCCCGCCAGATTATCTAGGCGAGACATTCCCCTGCTAATTATTCCCGTGAGTTTCTGATCTGTCTCAATGTCTCCGGTCCAGGTTATGTCGAGGTAATTTTTCGTTGCTTCTAGCAATTCAGATGGTAACATTTACCTCACCTTCTTCTTTTTGTCCGCTGCCTTGATTTCCTCCACAAAAAGACCAGAAAGAGCGATTTCATCAAACCGCTCTTTAGTCATTTCAACTTCTGTGTTCTTTCCGTGAAGGACTAGCGTTTCTTTATCTCGGTACCTTTTTAGCACCTTCACTTTTAACATTAGATTACCGGAGTATCAGCGATATTACTTACATATACCTGTAGAATTGTTGGAACAAGCCCGGAGATGTCGGCATACACGAATGCGTTATTGTCGAGTGCCATACCATAGCCATACAGCTTAACGAGGTAAACTCTTTCGTCCTCAAGGAAATGGTACTCATCGGAAAACTCAATTTTGCCCGATTTAGCAGTACCAATGCCCATAAAGTAACGGTCGGCTAGACCGAAAATAGCCTTACCTGCGGGAACTTCTGTGGACTGGATAACCGTAGTTGGGAAAGGGAACACATCGTTTTTGTATGTGCCGTCTGCGCTTCTTACGGTTGTTGCAGGCATTATCTTAGTCAGATAATCCGCAGGATTAACTATAAGGATTACCCCATTCACAACCCGCGCATTTCCCATTGGGTCCACGGCCATCCCGCCAATTAAAGCGCCATATGTTACAGGGTCAAGTTTTAACACTGGCACTGTAGCCTTGAGAGGATAAACCCCACCGGTGACAACAACACCCTCTTGCACTTGGCGATTCATGCCGATTGGCATATTGAGCCCGGTACCGTTGATGATGGCCGCTTCAAGTCCAAAGGCGATTGCTTCAGACAAGATGGCGCGAACATAACGATCTAACCATGCAGGTCCAAGATCTAGCATTGATTTAGCGACTGGGAGGAACGCGGAGAGCTTCATTAGTGTCATGTTAATTTTCTTGAATCCACTCGTGAGCTCAGTTACGATTGCGGCGGTCAATGCACCCCATGTTGCGAGCTGTTTGGTGTTTGTGTTTACAATAAACTCGATCAAGCCGCTGGTGTTTTGGAAGTTGATAACATTCAAGAGCGGGTGATTTGCGATAAGCATATCGAACACTGCGTCAATCGTGGTAATCGGCAGCACAGGCGTAAGATCAGCAAGCGCCTGTTTCGGACTATTGGAGCGCATGGCCTCGATAACGGCAGTGTAGTATTTGTTTTCTTCACTGGTAAGCTGACGAACGCCGCGAGAAGCTAGGACTGTGCTGTCTGCTGTTTGAACCATTAAGTGCGCTTCGGCCATAACGGACTCCTGAATGTTCATGGAAAACTCAGTAAAAGCTTGGGCGAATGATTCCTCGTTACCATCTTTGATTGCCTGGTTCAGTTTTTGGAGGATTGCGGTTTTCTCAGTTTGTAATGTGTCTTTGTTTTTCATTTGTCTTTCTCTCCTTTTTTTAGCGGAATAATGCCGCCATTAATTTTAGTGTTTTGTTTTCTTGGGGTTCTGGATCGGGTGTTGGTTCAGGGATCGGCTCAGGAATAGGTTCCAGTTCAGGCTCAGTCTCAGGTTCGGGGGCGATTACTTGCACAAATTTCGGTGAGTTTTTATATTTTGCCAATAATTCAAGGGTTTGGACGCTTGCGGCAATCGCTTTCTCTTCGTCGATCACGTCACAAAATCCCAAATCAAAACATTCTTGTGCAGATAACCAAGATTCGGCATCTAATAACTTCACTAAGTCTTCCTGTTTCATACTAGTTGCCTTTGCAAGATAGGCTTCTTGGATACTTAAACCGATTTTCTCCAAGTCGTCAGCCATTCTTCTAAATTCACTAGCATTGCCCATAGCAATGTTCCACGGATTATGAACTAGCATCATGGCGTTAGATGGCATGTAAATCGTATCTCCTGCCATGGCGATTACACTTGCGATGGAAGCTGCTATTCCGTCAACATGTACGTTGATCGTTGCTTTGTGTCTTTTCAGCATAGAGTAAATAGCGCTTCCCGCAAAGACATCGCCACCTGGTGAGAATATATATACATTTAGTACGCTTATGTCCCCAAGCGCGTCCAACTCTGTCTTAAAGCCCTTTGGGGTTATTTCTGTCCCATCGCTCCAAATTCCACCGCCCGAGCTCGCTATTTCCCCATAGATAAACAGCTCGCCCTCGTTATTAGCCAAGGCTTTAAACTCATAGAATTTTTTATTTTTCACATTCTCACCTCCTTTCAATTACGCGGGCGTTCCCGCGTTTAAAGCGTTCAGAACATCCTCCACTGTAGAATAATTCTTAGTGATGTAGTGAGCATCAGCAAAAGGTTCCTCAATCCGTGTGTCGCCGATCACTTCACGAATTTCATTGATTGAATAACAACCAGAAGCTATCAACTTGTCAACACTTGATGCCATGCTGAGCAAGTCGATGTGTTCGATGGCACGAATATCAATTTTTAGATAATTTCCTTGAGAGAATCCAGAGTAGCCGTTACGTTTTCTATTGATTTCTTCGCTCAACATATCCGTCAACGGTGAAATGCAAAAAGTAAGGTAGCTCTTGACTGCGTCTTTAATTCCCGCGATATCGCCCTTGGCAAGTGCTGGAGGGATGCCAAAACCCTTCGCAGTGAAGTCTGATATATCATCAGCCATAGCTCGAATGTCTCGGGTTCCTTCGTTGCTGTATGTCTTGCTTCCAATGTCGGTATACACATATCCCTTCGGCAGAGGAAGGACGGCGTTTTCAGCAGTGAAGAACTTTTTAAACCGGTTATTCATTAGGTCGTCAAAAGCTTCCTTGGCCTTCTCATTGCCTTGCGCTATGGTTTCGTAGTTTAGTACCCCTCGATTCCCCCGCGACTTCTGATAAGCCTTCATGCCGTAGGCGATAAGCTTTCCATAGCCCTCATAAATTCCGTTCGTGACCTTTCGCATATCCTTTTCAGATAGTTTAAAATACATCACTTCGGACATATTGTATTTCTTGGCAAATGTGTAGTTGCCAACGGTAACGCCCTCGAAGAGATTGTCCACCATCGCGTATTCCGTTTGCTGAAAACTGTCAGCCACCAGGAGTTGTCCGTTTTCCTCAATCACCAGGCATTCATTAAACCTGTAAAGCTGGGATATTAGTTTGTGAGTAAATGCTGAGGAATTTTGGTTCTTATTTGGGGAAATGTTCCAGAGATAATACTCTTGGCCCTTGATTTCTTTGTTGTTTTTGAAGGTTTTCAGCTCACATTTACTGATACTGTTTGCAATCATGTTGACCGAGGACCAGAAGGCCAGCTCGCGGATGTGGATCTCGGCTACGATGTTATAGAATTCTTCATCGGTTACTTGTGTTGTCGTTAGGATTTCTCCGGATAAGAAGTCACGAACCCACGTTATCAATCCCAAATTTTCTCACCTCCTTAATACGTGAATACCGGTAGATCTGGCACGCCTACTTCTTCGCTACTTAGTTCGCTTTCTATTGTCATCGCCGCCACTACGGCCATAAATGGGTCGTTTTTCCGGCTCTTGGCCTCAATTTTTCCATATACGAAATTTCCTGTATCGCTTCCTATATTTCGGCTTGATCGTATTAGCTTGGTATTGTTTACCGCTGACCGCATCAATCGATTTTCGCCCCATATAAAATACTGATTAATGAAACAACTATCAATTACCGGCACAACTTTCATGATGTCGGATGGTCTAACGAGATAGACATTCTTTTCTTTTGCATCAAATCCAATGCTTTTAAGTGAGTCGGTAAGGAGCGAATACCTAAAGTTATCAAGTGCAATTTTTTTGATGTTGTATGTCTGTCCCTGCTCTGCTATCCAATTTGTGATTAGATCAGGATTAATTTCAACATCCTCCACAAGAGTAAGGAGCCCTTCATTCGCTAATTCCCTATAAGGCATTTTCATTCTTGCAATGTCGGCTGATTGCAAACATAGCCATGAATGTCCTATGTCATATCTCATATTTCCTTTCCTAATGTGAACAACCGCACTTGTTAAATCCCTAAGCATTGAATAGTCAATCCCGACTACAGCATCACACCCTGCAAGGTCAGGCATTTCCTTATTCGTGGCGATAATGTTTTCCCAATCGGCAACGATTACCTCCTTATTACCCTCCGGAAGATTCATGCGCTTGGTCATGAAGGCGGTAAACTGATTCGGGTTAGCTTTCCAGTCCAGATATTCCTTAGAGACTTCTTCCTGCAGGTTTGGTAAATGCCTTAATGACGGGTTCGCCTTCTCCCAGCAAGTTGGTTCGTTAACCTCCTCCTTGCTGTCCAACCTGCAAATAAAAGGTAACATGCCGTTATCTGGCACATCACCTTTTAGAATTTCGAGGGAATCTTTTATTTTATCGTCCAGGGGGCCGTCCCTCACGTCACCATTTGTGGTTGCGTATGTTCGGCGCGGGTGTTTCTTTTTCCCTAGTCCGGTTGTGAATACGTTAATGTTTTCGTAATCCTGGTACTGGTGGATCTCGTTGAAAATAACTATGCCTGATCTCAGGCCGTCTTTTCCTTTTGGAGAATTGGTGCGGCCTTTTATGATTGACTTGGTTTTTAAATTGACTACCTCTTCTTTGTTCCAGTAAAAATGCTTACGCATCTTCGAGATCTGGCGGGGCTGTTCTAATGCTTCGATAACATCTTTCAAGGGCCGCATTGCCTGGTCCTCATTGTTGGCACAAATATCAACGTCATAGCTTTTTATTCCGTTGTGTTCGCTCGACAAGCAAAAAGACTCATAGGCTATATACCCATCTTTCCCGGCTCCTCTGCCAACGAGCATAAACAGATCAGGCCAGCGTGGCATATCGTCTTTAGATCGATATGTGCAGCAATGCAAAGCTAAAACAAATTCTTCCCACTCAAATATTTTTTCGTATGGGAAATACTTGGAAAGCCCTAGATATTTTTCAAGTTGTTCGTCATTGATATAAATATCCTCGGTTGCAAAGCACTTGCGAATGTGAGCCATTAAATCATGCTGCTCTATGCAGGAATTGATCTCTCCGTTTTCTACCATCTCCATGTGCCTAAGGATATGCGGGTTTATATTAGAGTTCCTCGTCTGGTTCGACATCCATACTCACGTCCTTAAGGGATGTGATCACCTTCATGAGAGTCGATGCCGTGCGGTTTGCGCTATCGGCTGTCCTGTTGTAGGCGTTAATTGCGGGATGGGAGTAAACGTTTTCCCTGCCTTTTACGTATTCTTTAGTGATAAGTGTTCCGCTTTCCATAAGCTCTTTTTCTAAGTCACCCAATATTTTTAATTGGACCTGGTACCGTTTGAATGTTGTTATAAATAAAAAGTTTTGCTCTGCACCACTTTTTTGCGCCATCTCTATGATTTTGTTTGCCTGTTTATTTAAATCTATTAAAGCCATTTTCATCACCTACCCACTTAATTAACCCCCATATTGCAAGGAGGGTGTAAATAAAGAATAAGAAGCTCTGCGAGTACAGCCCCTTGGAGAAATCATAAACGCACCATGATGCATTGGTAAACAACCAAATAACAAAGCACCACTTCTTTTTATAGATATTGGCGATAACCCCTATGATACTTAAGGCTGTTATTGATATAGACCAATCCATCAGCGCCGTTCCTTTCTATTCAAGGGGTGTTTGCTTACCCCCTATATCTTTATCCCCGCACGCGCCAACGTCGTGCGACACGTTGCAATCCATTCCAGTCTTCACCCTATCTTTCCTCGGTCTATTTATTATTCTTATTTGGCTGAGTACATTTGGTAGGTTTTTTTAACTTTTTGCGGCACCCTCTGAAAGTATAGTTCGTCCCGAACTTTTAGTTCCCTAAGCTTAGCTCTAATCCATCCAAACTGATTTTTGATATAAGATTCTTGCTTATCCATTTCTAAAAGAGCTTCGCGTAGTTGGTCTGGGTTCGAGTTTTCAGCCTTTGCTATCCGCCCAAGGTTGACCGCCGAGGCACTGTCCGGGTCGTACCCTTCGTCTCCTAATACTTTTATTAAAGGCCAGTCGCTTTCAGTCCAGTCAGATGTATTCTCTGTGATAGTATTCTCTGTATACGTTGAACGGGACACTTTGTCCTCTTCACCTGAACGGGACACTTTGTCCTCTTCGGGATCTTTCGTATGGCCCATATTGTCCTGTTCGCTGGCCGGCTTGGTTTCCAGTGGTTCTTCCTTCTCAAATTCTGCAAATCTCGCATAGTCAATCGTGTACCATTTGCGCCTATTACGCTTTGTATAATTCGACGTGTACTTCTCAAACTGTTTCGATGTAACAATGCCTAGCTTTTCCAGCGCTAAAAAAGAGCGCTGGATTGTTTTTTCACTCCAAAATGGAAACTGTTCTCGCCATGCGGCGTAGTCGTTGTAGACCCACTTCTTATCCTCAATTATATTAACGGAACGCTCTACCCAATAGTGCAATTGTTGTAAGATGATTGCTTCGTTAAGTCCAATCTTTACGGCGAGATCAGGTAACACCTGCAGTGGTGGTTGATTTATGAGTAACTTTGACATTGAATGAACCCCCTTATATTAATATTTTGTGGGTTCATTCATCACTCAATTGCAAACACAAGTCAACGATTTAATTAACCTCTCGGCGGGACACGTGCTCAATCTTCTAATTGACCAAATTTGCTTTCAACCCCGTTAGTTCTTCCCAACGTTTTATTATTACGTCGACATATTTTGGGTCCAATTCCATCACGTATGCTGTTCTCCCGTTTTGCTCACACGCGATCAGTGTTGTCCCGCTCCCCGCGAATGTATCGAGTACAATATCCTCGCCTTTAGTGTTGTTCTGTATTTGATAATCAAAAAGCAGGATTGGCTTCATAGTTGGATGGTCTGGGCTTTTGCTCGGTCTGTCGAAGTTGAGTATTGTGGTTTGCTTTCTATCCGTTGCCCACAAGTGGGATGCCCCTGACTTCCATCCATAAAGGCAAGGCTCGTGTTTCCAATGATAATCCTGTCGGCCCATGACTAAGGAGTTTTTGTTCCAAATCAAGCACTGGCGCACTTGCCATCCTATGTCATGGCATGCCCCTCTAAAGTTATACCCCTCTGAGTCTGCATGCCATATATAGAAAACGGCCCCTTGTTTCATGACGTTATCCGCTGCAGTAAACGCACCTCCCAGGAAACATCTGAATTCGTCGTCTGCCATTGAGTCGTTCTCGATTGTTAGAGCATCCTTTGTCTTGCCGACATAGTTTACGTTGTAGGGGGGGTCTGTCAGATATAGGTCCGCCTTCATGCCACCCATTAATTTTTCAACGGTTTCCTTATCCGTGCTGTCTCCGCACATTAACCTGTGATTTCCAAGCTCCCAAATATCTCCGAGTTTTGTTATTGGTTCGGCAATATCATCAAGTGCCTTGTCTAAGTCAAAATCATCCTCATTAACTTCTTCGTCCTGCTGAAAAATTAACTCTATTTCATCACTATCGAAACCAATTAGACCTATATCAAAGTCGAGGCCCTTTAATTCCTCGATTTCGATCTTTAACATTTCCATGTCCCATCCAGCATTTAAGGCGAGTTTATTATCTGCGAGAATGTATGCTTTCTTTTGTGCCTCGGTTAGATGTTCGACCAGTACGCAAGGCACTTCTTTAAGCCCTTCTGCCTTGGCCGCCAATATCCGGCCATGCCCAGCTATGATATTAAACTTTCCGTCGATCAACACAGGGTTAACAAAGCCAAACTCCCTAATACTTGCTTGTATCTGCTTGATTTGTTCAGGGCTATGTGTGCGAGCGTTCCTTGCATACGGCACAAGTTCGTCTATATTAACGAGTTTTAATTCCTCGCTCATTTCCATTTTTCATCAATCTCCTTTCCAAAAAACTTCACATTCTATTTTTAGATCTTTTGTCTTGAACCCAGCTGAGAGAGAAGGGTTCAGGTTAATATCACTATTTATTTGACCGGGGGTATCTATTTTTGCATTGCTTCCAGCTCAATCATCTTAAACATAAATCTGCCTAAGATAGATTCAGATTCTTTTGTGATGTCTTCCCCTGCGTCTTCCCTTGGCTTCAATGCAACAAACTCGTCTATTATGTCTGCTGTTTGCCTGAATACGTCTCTCATCTTTATCATGTCGTCCATATCAATCCCACCTCTCAACAGTCAACGGCTCAGCCTTCTCTTTCTGTACCCACTTATGAATCTCTTCATGGTGATCATGACAAAGACTTATCAGGTTCCTCTTGACTACTCCATCATCGTCCTTGTAATGTGTCTCAAGTGCCAGCTCCGGATGTAGCTTGAGGTAGTTAACATGATGGACCGTGTTGGCCTTGGTATACTTACCCTTTGCTTTACACGCCTGACACTCGCCCTTGTCCTCAGTCAGTACCAATTTCCTGAGCCTTCGCCACTCCTTTGACTCATAGAACTTAGTAACAAATTCCTTGCCTACCCTATCCATACAGCCCTATTAGTCCTCATAACCTTATCTATTGCATCAGACTTCCTCGTCTGCCAATCCTCTGTCAATACTGAATGATTCTCACACCCAACCCCAACCCATCTATAGCAATTAGGACAGTTCTGTTTAGCTCCTGAGTCCCTTGGCTTATAGTCTTTACATAGTATCGCCATGTTGCACCTCCTATATTTGGGCATAAGAAAAGACGCTCCTTCTGGAACGTCTGGTTGTGTATTTTAAAATTGAGCGTGCCTTTACAAGGAATTATACTACACCTTGTCAAGCGTATCAATAGTGCTATATTACATTCCCAAAATCTTCATATATTCAGGCATCTTCTTTGCTGGCTTCTTAGGTACTCGACTCTTACCCCCCCCACCCGGCTCCGATGGTCCTGCCTTGAGTGGCTCCTTATATGTTAAGTCGGCCACATGATACCTCCGATAATCCTCCCACCTCTGTCTTGCCGTCATCTTGCTGAACCCATCGAACCAAGTCCCTCGGCACTTAGCGGCACTCTCCACTGCATCCCCCTGCGTTACCCTCTCCGATACCTCAGCGGCCCTCACGACAACTTCTAGGTCAGTCTCAATGTGATAATTACCAGTCATGCACTCTTGCTCATAGTTGCAATCTATACAGATCCAGCCGTTCGGACATACTCTATCTTCCGGTAACTTCACGCTATCCCCTCCTGTATCCCATCCATAACATAGTTACTATTGCTTTTATCTCTGCTGTTGTCATCCTTCCCACTCATCACATTCTTTCCATCCATCACAGTCTAGTTGGCAATCATCGTGGAAATATTCGCACTCATGTTTACATTCTTCTTCACACCTAGGATAGGAGGGACACCCCTTACAATCCCACTCTTCCATCTGTTCATCTGCTTTCTTCCCGGTATCCATTAACGCCCATAGCATAATCAACCCTATTACTATCGCTTCAATTATTATTGTTCCGAATGATCCAACCATCGTTGAAAATAAATCTAAGAACATTATTTGTTTTCCTCCCTATTAATTTTATGAAGGCGTACTCTCTATAAAGTAGAATCCCTCATGGTTTACGGTAACTATTTTTACGTTGAATAATGGGAATACATCCGATATAAACAATGCCAAGTTTTCGCCTTTCAGGTAAACATCTATATCATTATCGTACTTCCTCAACGTACACCTATTGGGAACTAATTTAACGTGGTAGTAAGTGTCTGTTAATGGATTATATTCCGTCATTTTTCTTCCTCCCTATTTCTCATAAGACTCTCCATGGCCCCCACGGCCACCGCTGCAACATGGGTTAATTCGGTCATTATGTTGTCGATTCCGCCTTCGTGCTTCTTTGTTGCGTTGTTGAGGTATGTCTCATTTACCGCCTGGCAATACTCACCGAACTCTTCTCCTAGTATCCCTACCCATGATTGTTGTGCGTGGTTTTGGACGCCCCATTTCTTGTCCTGTCTGTCTCGCTCTGCATCGACTAGATTAATAGCCGTTGCTCTTGTGTGCCACATTCCATTTTCCCTTACCCAGTTACACTTCTCGGCAGTCCCGATACAACCAGTACAGGGATTCTCATCAGGATCAACTAGTTCATATACGCAATCTTCGCAATCTCTTTCCATCCCCTAAGCCCTCCCTTTATTTACACAAGTTATGCATGGCAGTAATTCCTTATTGTTGAAACGGAATGAGCAATCGCTACACTCTATTTTTATCATTTCGCTACCTCAACTTTCTTAACATAGAAATCGTCTATTTTCTTTGTACAAATATCAAATGTTGCTTTTCCATATTTACATACTGAGTGCTGATATTCATACGAACTAAATATTTCAACTATGTGTTTACAACTTCCACATCTAACTTTTAATCTCTTCATTGCGTTTTCCCCTCCAAATACTTCTCGATAACTTCCTTCGCCTCAACCCATCCATAACAAACAACTGCCATATACTTCTGTTTGAACATTTCTGCTATCCACCATTTCTGACTATCGCTCAATCGTCCACCCTTTACCTTGAGTTCGATATACAGCCCATGCCATCCATTCCGCGCAACTGGCAGCATTATGTCACTAACCCCTGCTAGGACTCCCTCACGCTTCATTCTGGCCCCCTGTATTGCACTTGTTCTGGCGTTTCCGTTGCCGATTGCATGGAGTAGTGAGAGTTCAGGGTATTTTGATTGCGATAGTTTCGACCACTGGAATAGGGCTTGCTGTTCGTAGGATTCGTTATGATTCATTTTGTTGCCAAGAGTTCTGAATTTTCGTAAATGTTTCCGATGATCTCACAGATAAGATGAACACCATTTACAGTCCCGCGTTCTGTTCTAAACTGGCCTCGGTCAAACATCACAGAACAAATGAATGTTCCTTTTTGCCCAAATGTATCAAGTGAATATCTGATGATATCTCCCTCATAGATTTCCTTGCCATTCTTATCCTCAAGCCCTGTGAATTGCATTAGCTCATAATTTCCACCACAATACATTTTCCCTTCAAGCGATTCAAAGAACGTTCCATACCGATCTTCGTTATCCATGATCCCTATAGGATTGCCGAAGTGAAGCATTTTCTTTGCCATAGAATTCCATGCCCTAAACTTAATCTCTCCGCTCACTTAATTCCCCTCCTTTTGCCCAGGCACTTTTCATGCTCATCGCACTTCTTGCAGATTTCCCAGCGCCTGCAATGCATCACTTTCTTTAGCTCGCTCATATCCTTCATTTCGGCCTTTTCACTTGCTCCGTCGGTGCATACGATCAACGACACGGCGTTACCGCTGCGTGTGAACTTACAAGCCATTTGTCTTCCTCCCTACGTGCCCCCGATAAGCTTGAATCCACTTGGTCATATTCATTTGTACCCCTGCGTGTTGCGCCATTAGTGCACCAAGTAGCATGGATCCAAGGAAGTCTTTTGCTCTGTCTGATTGGCTTGGGGTTAGGCCAGAGTATGGTTTATATGGTTTTTTGAATTTGCGGGCTGTTTTTGTTAGCATGGCGGTTCCTCCTTGTAAAACTTACAAAGCATTCCAGTTTACCCTGTGGTCAGTTCCCGACCCTCTCGTTTCCCCGCGACAAGTGCATTTGTAATACACTCGGTTATGATAGTCTCTAGCAAATAACAACGAACATTCTTTGCACTTTTTACCTTTTGTTATTCCATGAATATTGACCATTGGATTTGGATCTGGAATAACTTCAGGAATGCTTGTTAGATCAAATAGGGAATTGTCCACGGCTTGCCCCTCCTAAAGATAAAAACTATCGTACTTGGTTGATCGTGGCTTGCTTACCGGGTCCTTATTCCGCTTGTGATCTTTTTGGCTTTTACGTTCGGCTTCACGGACTTTGATTTGATCAACCGTCAGAACTCCAGCTTCCCTCCAATCAGTAAGCACAGCATTTAGATACTGAATTTTACGGGCATCTGCATCAAGGCAACATCTCAACCCTTCGATGATCACAGCATCTGGTTCCTCGCATCCCTTTGATGCGAATTCATCACACCAGGCAATAATTGAATCAGCCTCGCCCTTGGGTATCATTCGGCCCCAATTCTTTTCGGCCCAGTTTATTGCTTGGGTACCGATTGCCATGGCGGCAACCTCGCCCGTTTCCTTTTTGATAATTACCCCTTCACTTTCATCCGTGTTGTTGTCCGTCCCAATCCCCGACTCGAGGTTAAGGGAATCAGGAATCAGGTTAAGGGAATCAGGAATCAGGAATCCGGAATCAGGACATTTAGAACCAGACAAGACTTGTTCTTGCACTGTACTTACACTATTCTTGTCTGGTGCTGGTATTTCACTAGCAGGTTCTTTAACATGTGGGTTCTGATGTTTAGTCCAGTTGTTAACTGCGATATATCTCATATTGCCTGATTTATAGCGTGTTATGAACCCTAATGAACTCAACTCATCAAGTAATTCATTCACGTCACAATCGTCATAAGGGAGTATACAGGCCTTTATTTTCTTTGGACTATCCTTGAGGCGACCGGCCTTATCTGCTATCGTCCACAATCCAGCAAACAATAATCTCCCTAATGGATCCGTCTCGGCTAGTTCATCGTTAAGAAAAAAACCGGGTTTAATATTTCTTGAACGTGCCAATTCTCCACCCTCTCACCCAAACATCTCCGTTTGTGTATATTCCACGACCGGGTCTTCCGGGCCAACTCATAACTCTGAATAATGGATTGCCCCAGACAACTGTTTTACAGACCGGCAATAGTCGCAATGGCCACAAAATACCGGATCATCGACTCCGGCCTTAACCGTTAAAATCCTCGGCATATTAGCTTCAACCTGGGCCAACTCCTTAATCAATCGTTCATTGTCCGTCATGTTGATGATTGCCTTGTCTGGCTGTTTCTCTTTTGACACGGCCACGATTAGAAACTCTGAGTAGTCGCCTGGTTCGCGACCTTCCGAAATGCGTTCGCCCTCGCTGTAGATAGCCATTTGAAGCGGGTATTGATAAGCCTCGATGAAACTTACCTTCTTGCGTGTTTCCTCGTCCCACACCTTCTCTGTGATGCTCTTGGTTGTCTTCAAATCGACAATCCTTCGACGCTCATTGTTCTGTACGTCCAACATAATTTTCCATTGGCAACCAAATAATTCGAAGGTGATAACCTTTTCTTTAGATCCTTGCAAGCAATACATAACAAACTCATCGTTCTTTAGACACTCGATCATCTTGTCTGCACCAACGTATTCAGCCTTTAGGGATAAATCACGCTTAAACATTTCTGGATGGGTCGCAATAAACTCGCTCCGAGTATTGTCATTAAAACTATGGACATATTGACCGATCAGGAAGGGGAGGAACGGGGCGTCAACCCATTCCCCAGACAACTTCGCGATTTCCTTGGCCTCGCAATCCAAAAACGATTTATATTGCCCCCTACTCATATACTCAAAATTGGCTTCGTTGCTGTGGTAATTTGATTTATTTAGCCTTAGCATCTGCTTCCTCCATGGCTAAGATCTCAGCGTCTAATTCCGCGTTAGTCTTTTTCTTGGCTTGATCCGCTTTGAATTCTGCCTCAATTCCGCTCTCGGGTGTTGGGGTAACTGCTTCCTCAAAGAAGTCCTCACGCTTGCCCATGCCATCCTTTAGGCTGTTAAAAACTTTAATCAAAGCCAGAACATCTTTCTCTGTAAAACTGTCAATCTTAACCCCAATTTTCTTTTCGATCATTTCCCTAGTAACTCCAAACGACTTGAACTTGTCGAACATCTTTTTCAGCCGGTCAATGATTGGCTCTGTATTCTGCCCAGCTAAAGTTTTATCGCACTCTTCAACCGCAGCGTCCACTACATCCTTCGGGATAACTGCAAGGATGCAAGACCTTTCCCTGCGTGCCCCCATATTAGCCACTAGTTCATAAATATCTCTTGAGTCGGTCAGTATTTGAAGTCCTTTTTTAGTTGAACGCTCATGTTTGACAGTGAATATCTTCTCAGATCTTACATTTGTCTCAAGGTCCCAAGCATAGGCCATGCAAGTTGATTCACCTTTTTTCTGCTCAAGTTCGGTTACTCCAAAGGTCATGTTCCCCCAATTCTGAGCAACAACTTCAGCTAACCGGATGGATGGGCCAGTAACCTTTTGTCCACCCCTCGGATATTCATAGCTTGCAATCATGGCAAGTGATTTTCGTTCACATGATTGTTTAATCTTCTGATAGGCGGCGAATACGTCTCTGGGGTATTGCTTAGCCATAAATACCATGCCTTGAATCTCTTGGTTATAACGTCCGTTCGTGGTCTGAATTGCCGCCGTTTGTGGTTGTACGTTTGTTTTTTGTAGAGCTAATTCAAAATCATTCATTATTTGATTTCCCCCTCAATCTTTACTTCTAGCTCGCCATCGGTCGTTTCAAGCACAATGTACTGGAACTCGTCCTCGTTGATTTCCTTCTCAATCCACTCGCGATCTGAAGGGTTGATCTTTCCCCAGCCATCAAGGCATATCAGTTTAAGTTCTCCTGCCTGGGCCTTAGCAACACGGAACGCCAGCTCTAGTTGTTCGCCCTCGCTCAGTCCATTGATAAGCGTTTCTTCTTGCCGGATAAGTCCATCTGAATCCACGGTTATTCCAGGGATCGGGAGTGCTGCAATCTTGAGCAGTTCCTTCGGCATTTCTCGGCCCTTTTCGATTCGGGCGGTAAGGGTTTTGCTCAATTCTTCTTTTGGTGCTAATTTCTCGCGAATTATGGAAGCCATGAGGTCAAAGTCACGTAAGTAACTTTGCATGTGAGCCACTTGATCGGCTGCCAGGGTTAGGGGTTCGACGTTGATGGGTTTGGTTTCATCAAGGGTTTTTCTAGCGTTACCAACTTTGGCGTCCTCCGTCTTGATTCGCTCAGTGGTTTTTTCATTAAGAGCAGTCAGCGATTGTTCTTCCAGTTGGTCGATGTTTGCGAACTCTTGAGCCTTGGTGGCCAGGGAATTTTTGTATTTAGTTATGTCTTCCTGTGAATTGGATAGCTCATTGTCTAAATTTTCCTTTGCAGAATCCTTTCTGATTGTGGCTGCCGTTTTTATCATTGCAATTCCAACTTCATGCCGATCTTTCAACCCTTGCAATTTGTTCTGATATTCACTATTGGCTTTCTCGATTGCAAGTTCTAGCTCTTGATCTGTGGCATTGTTTGAAGCGGCGAGTCTCTCACCTATTCCGTTGATGATGTCCGTGGACTTCGTGATCTTTTCATTCAAAAATTGATTAAATTCCCGAATTTCATTTCGCTTCTGGTCCATTTGGTTTTTCTTAATCGCCCTGTCCGTTGCAAGCTCTGCCTTAAGAGTCTCAATGCGCCCGTTAAGCCCTTCAATAAGATTCTTGGCAGTATCTATCGACTTGTTCGCTTGCTCGGCATCATGAACCGCTTTGTAATACTCAGCGACCTTTTTATCGCGCCATTCGTTACCGTCATAGTTCGCGGGCAACTCATTTTGATACCCGGCAATCTGCGCCTTTAATACCACGATTTCCGAGTTAATGGATGCTCTTTGATCAAAATAAAATGATACGATCTGGCCTAGCACTTGCAGGATATGAGATTGATAATTAACCTCTGGCAATTCTCCGAACCAATTTGAAATGTCATCCAATGTCCATGGGATGTCTAAAAGATTTAGGATGATTTTTGCTTGCTCCGTTGGTGATTTAGTAATGAACTCTAACGGCTTGAACACATCCCCATTAATAAACTGCTTAAGGAATTTCTCCGTGCTTGGGACAGCTTCGCCGGGTTTGCTCACCTTTAGATAATCAGCTTTTCCAGTTCTAATTTTTCGGCTAATCTCCATACCGTTGTCTGTCTGGATAAAGATGGTCGCCTCTTCTTCGCCATGCCTGACTATTTCTGTTCGTTCAGATTTGTTGGTAAATGCTTTTTGAACTGCTTCAACAAACGACGACTTGCCACAACCCTTGCGCCCTGAAATATAATTAACTTTTCCAAGGTCAATGGATCGCTCGGTTATGCCACAGAAGGTATTGATTGCAACGTGTTTTATAAACATTTGTTAACCCTCTTCCATCCTCAATTTAATGTGTTCCGAATATTTAAAATCTAAATCATTCACAATATATTGTCTTCCTGTGTTCCTGCACGCTAGGGCGGTTGTTCCGCTCCCTGCGCAACAATCTACGACAATATCATCCTTATCTGTATAGGTGTTTATCAAATGTTCAAATAGAATAATAGGTTTCTGTGTTGGATGAAGACCCTTTTCAACGTTCACCTTTTGCACGCTTCTTGGGTATCGTTTACCGTCATACTCTCCGCTTGTTCGTTCATATCCTTCACCAGACGCTAGGTTTTCCGTCATGCCTTTCCTTTTTACTTTGTACGGTTTTCCTAATGTAAATTGAGGATTATATTTCATGTATTTGTTAGACTTGTTGTAGGTTGTCGGTCCTTTCCCAAATATCAATACCTGCTCATGAACCTTAAATGGCTGGTGTTTTACATGTACGAAATTACTCCCATTATCTTTCTCCCAAATCCACTCATACTTAAACATATCTAGGTGATTCATGACCAAGTAACTCGCAAACGGGTTAGTTGCAGTTAACGCTATTGCTCCATCAGGAGTTAACATTTTTGTCGCTAGTTCAAATAGCTTCATGTCATCTATGGGTAAGTCCCATTTATTAGCAGTAACTCGATTTTTGCCTTTAAACGTGTATGGAAGGTCTATCAAAAACATGTTAATTGATTCATCCCCAAGATTTTCATATACATTCTCCATGAAATTTATAGCGTCTAAGTTATATATCTCATTCAAATCTCAAGCCTCATTTCTTAATATTTGTTCAGGTGTCCAGATCAAAGACTCGACTTTTGACATATCTATGGTACAATCTAGGTGAGTATTTTCCTCGACGGCCTCTGTTATAGCAGGGGCCTTTTTCGCGTTATCTTGGTTCTCCTTTCGTCTTAAACTTCCTTGGGTGAGCTTTTTAACTCTCACATAATGGCAAGGATCGAAGGTAAGCAACGGTAAACAGTCAAAGCACACGTCCCTAGATGCTTCCTTTTCCTGAGATGGGCTAAAGTAGTGGACTACCCGAGCTCTAGTAATTGGATTTTTACATTCCCAACATTTCATTTGTCCTTCCTCCTTATCTCCCAAATTCCAGTAACCTTGTTTCGCCTGATACCCGATGTTCAACTAGAAAATATGACGGGAGATCTTTGACAATCAACCAGGCTCTGGAATTCAGTTTCAATGATTTGAGCTTGAGCTTTTGCTCCATCGTGGGGTTTTTGCCTTGTTTCAATGCTTTGATCTTCCCTCCTTACCAATTTAAAGAGTCAATGTAACCGGGCCTTCCGGACTTTCCCTCCACCATGCCGCAATCGTCTACAATCATCAATGTGTCGTTGTCGCTTGGTCTTGATGTCTTAACACTTCGAGCCGTGCCTCCAACGTGGATGAACTTGGCAAAAAGTAGGTTGTCGCGTTTTCTCCCTTGTTTTGCTTGGTATGCCTCCACTTCGTGCCTGATCCAATCGACCTTAAGCAGCTTCCGGCGAATGGACTTCATTATCCTTTTCAGCATTTTGTTCCCGCCTTTCTTTGTTTTACTCGATTAGCCATTTGCCATTGATGATATCGAGTGACAATTCCCAGTAATCCCAGCAATGGAAACCATGGTTTTTAGCGGCAATAGTGCAGGGTTTTATGCGTTTTCCACTATTAATGGCCGTCATAAAATCAACTGACTCACCGACTAATTCCCATTCGTCGGTTAAAGTGATGCAATCGAATGAAGTGTGCAAGTCGCTGACATAATGTGCGACGACTTGTCCGCCGTTAACCTTGGTGGATGTCGTAAACCTTTTCTTATCGCTAACTCTTTCAAATACCTTATTTGGATTTTCCGTCAGTTCTTTAATCGTTTCCCAAGTGCGCATATCACAGAACCTCCTTACTGAATCCTCGGCGACCTCAACCGGATAAACTCAGACCAAACTCGGTCTATATGCGAAGCCAGGACACTTTTCTTCAAGGCAATTATTTGGTTTATTTCCCTTTCTCCAACATACCGGGCAAATTGGGGTTATCTTAGCACCACATTCTGTACAAAAGTTATAGTCACTTGGCTCGCCGCATTTAGGGCATACTCGCTTATTCATTGTTTTTTCACCTCCTTAAATTAATCTCTTCACAAACTAACTAACTCGTTCAGCCTTCTCCCCCTTCCGTGCCTCAATCCACGCCACGAAGTCTTTCTTCTCCACCCGTTTTGATGTGCCGATGGCGAAATTCGGTATACCGCCAGAGTTTGGCTTAATCTGAAATAGCTCGTAGATTTTCCCCCGAGAAATACCTAAGTAATCCGAAATGTGCTGGGCCGTGAGTATTTCGGGGAATTCGTCAATTGACATTTGTGATCACCCTGTTTTCTTGAGTGACCGCATATTTCGCTTGATATTTCCTCACAATTCCCTCAAAAATGGGCTTTAACTTCGGATCGCGTTCGATAACCTCAAGCTTTGTCACAGTTTTGCAGGCGGTTTTAGTTGCGCCCTGCGCTTGTAATCTCGTGCGTAACCGTGCCAAGCGGGCCTTGAGGTCTACCCTTGCTAAGTTCTCTAGCTCTTCGTAAAGGTCATGGTAAAATGTAAGGTAGCTTAGTTCGTATTCCTGACAGATACCGCGCATCTTGGCGTTCATGGCCTGCCTCCAATCCTTGTCAACCGGAGCTGCGAAAATATCAAGGACATTAGTTATTTGCTTACTCGCCCTGTTTGCGACTTCAATGGCTGTATTTGCCTTGCGCTCAATCTCTACGGTAACCTGGGCAAGCCCGGCCAGTATTTCTGCTTGTGACATTTGCCTTGGTTGCCTTGCTCTATTTTCAACCTCAATAAAGTATTTACGAACAATGCGCCCTTGTTCATTGTTTTCAACCATTGCAATTTCCTTGGCAGTATTAATCGTGAGAAAATATTCGATTGATGGTCTACCACCACGTTCGGAGGTTTTCCCCAGAATTGGGGTAAAGTCTTCATCCTCAACAAATCCGTATTTTTCAAACTTATCCTTTATCCACGTTGAAAAATCCTTGCCTACCTCTAAAAACTCATGCAATTCTCTTGCGTCAACAACCCCACCGCTTTCGCCCTTGTAAATCGGTATTAATCCATTTTCAATAATTGTTAGATTATTCATGATTTTCCCTCCCTTTCTATTAACCCACTTTCGTTAATTCCGGCTTGAAGGTTTGTAGGGGAACATCTAATACTTCACAAATTAAGAAATATTCCTCTGCGTTCAACCTTCTCTTTGAGTTTAAAATGGAATTTAATGTATTTGTTGGGATATTGGTTTTTGACGATACAAACGATTGGTTAATGCCCCTATCTAACATATATTGCTTAATCATTGCTCCCACTGTTTTGCTTGATGATGTGTTCACGACCACTGTAATCACCTCCGGTTGTTCATGTTTTGTGAAGTTATCTTAATATTACTTCATGGTTTATGAAGTGTCAAGATAAATGTTCATGGATTGTGAATATTTATCTTGATATTAGGTAAGAATATGATGTATAATAAATTCATAAAATGCAGAGGAATGGGGTTTAATGGTGAACGATATCAAGGAAAACATAGCAAAAAACTTAAAATTCTTTCGAGAAGAAAGAAAGATAACACAAAGGCAATTAGCCGAAGTGTTAGGAGTAAAGCATAATACCGTTTCAACGTGGGAAAATGGTAAAAACTCCATTGATGCATTTTCACTAATGCAAATATGCGAATACCTAAATGTATCCCTTGATGATATGTTTGGTAAAAAAAGCAAAAGCACCCCCACGTTGGAGATGCCAAAAGATGAGAAGCGGTTAATTACCGCATACCGCAAACTATCCCACGATAACAAAATTAAAATCACCGGCATAATTGAATTTATGTTTGATGAAGAAGCCGCAGCCAAAGAAGAATTTGAAGGCTTACTTAAAAGGGCGGGGGAGTAATAAAGGACGGTAATGTAACATACGTAAATTTTGGGAGAAGATAACAAGAGGGGGTTACTTATCATGGAGGGACATTTTTTTAAACCAAATTGTAAGTGTCCTGATAAAACCAAAAAGTGTAAATGCGGAGCTACGTGGTCTTATATCCTTGATATCGGTATTGACCCTAAAACTGGTAAGCGTAAGCAGCAAAAAAGGGGCGGGTTTAAGACAAAAAAAGATGTTACCCTGGCCGCCGCTATCGTGACGCATGAACTCGATCAAGGGACCTTTATTCAAGAGTCAGATATAACCTTTGAGGATTTTGCCAAAGAATGGCTCGTTAATTATGGAAACTCCGGCAGGGTTAAAGAAAGCACAATTAGGATGAGGAAATTCGAAATTAAAAGGCTTAGTCTTAATTTGGCGAAAATTAAACTAAAGAACGTCACGCGTAAACTATACCAGGGCGCGCTCAATGCAATTAAGGACCGTGGCCTTTCAAATGCGGCTGTCATCGGAGCGAACGCGACCGGTAGAATGATTTTCAAACGAGCGATCGAGTATGGAGTTGTAAAGAACGATCCAACTCAGTACGTAACCATTCCTAGCACAATTAAAACAATCGAGCAATTAGAGGAAGAAGAAGAAATAGTCAAGTACCTTGAGAAAGAGGAATTATCGCTCTTCCTGAAAATAGCCAAAGAGGATGGACTCGGAAGCGATTACCCCGCCTTTCTCCTCCTGGCGTACTCTGGTATGAGAGTCGGAGAAATGTGTGCCCTCAAGTGGAAGGATATAGACTTTGAAGAAGGTACTGTAAACATCATAAAAACTTACTATAATCCGACAGGCAACGCAAGGAAGTACAAACTGACGCCACCCAAGACGGTAGCGTCTAAGCGAAAAATCATAATCGATAAACTCGTAATCGAAGAAATGAGTAAATATAAGATACGGCAGAATGCTATCCGCATGAAATACAGGGCGACATATCACGAAAATGGTTTCATCTTCGCAAGGGAAGAAAGATATCATGGCTATCCAGAAATCACACCCACCATTGAAAGAAGAATGTATCGGCTCTTGAAACTAGCGAAGCTCAATGAGGATCTGACACCTCACTCACTGAGACATACTCACACATCATTACTTGCCGAGGCAGGGGTAAGTCTCCCAGAGATCATGGAGAGGTTGGGACACAAAGACGATGAGATAACAAAGCAAGTCTACATGCATACCACAAAAGCAATGAAAAAAGAGGCTTCCCAAAAGTTCAGTGAACTCATGAAAACCCTCTAACTGATCCACATCCCAATAAGATGTGGAATATCTTTTATTATATTGCGTTACCTTTTCGTTACTTTTAGGCATTTTACGGTAACCATTAAGCCTCTCAGCCCTTGGTACTAGACGTTTATCAATTTCATATTCTGTTATATCATAA